TTCGAGACCGAACATCTGTGCCGCTGGGTCCGTACAATGCGGGCGAGGATCGTCAGCGAGGCGTCGTGGGACAGCGCCGTCACTGACGATCTTCTTCCCGGTACGCGGCCCTTCATGGGGATCAGCGTCTCGCCGGACGCCACCCGGGCCTCGGTCGCCCTGGCATGGCAGCAGCCCGACGGCGTGGTGGCGGTCGATCTGGTCGAGGACATCGCCGGCGACTTGGACGTCGACAAACTCGGGGAAGCCCTCAAGGAACGCCAGATCCGGGCCGGCGTGGCTGGCGTGGCCTTCGCATCCTGGACCGACCAGCAGCTCGCTCGCTACCTTCGCAACCCGAAGGCGCTCGACGGCAAGGACTTCGCCAACGCCTCGGTGAACTTCGCCCGCCTCGTCGAAACCGGGTTCCTGAAGTGGCGCGGCCCCGCATCGGTCACCTCGGACCTCGGATGGGTCGCTCGCAAGGGTCACGAAAGTGGCGCGTGGTCAGCCGTTTTAGTTGACGACACCCACCCCGCGACGAGTATTCTTGCGATGATCCGCGCTTCGTGGTTGGCCTCCGGCCCTCCACCGGGCGCGCCTAGAGTGTATTGAGTGGGCATACTTGACACACTCGCTCGGCTGACGGTCCCTGAGCCGGTCGAGACCCGTTCGTCGCCGTGGACAGAGTTCCCGCCTCTGGGCTACCAGCTTCAGGCACTCCGCGGCGGTCTGAACCCGTGGCGCACCGTCTCCATCAAGGAGGCGCTCGGCGTCCCGTCGATCTTCCGGGCCGTCACCCTGATCTCGAACACCGTCGGGTCGCTCTCCCAGGAAGCGTTCCGTCAGGGCGTCCGGCTCTCGTTCGAGGAAACGCCGCGCATCGTCATCCGGCCCAACCCGTTCTCGACGCCTCGGGAGTTCTACCGCGACACGGCGTATTCGATGGCCTCTCGAGGCGAAGCCGGCTGGTGGATCAGCAAGCGGGACATCGACGGCGTCCCGATCAGCCTGTACCCGATCCCACCTCAGGAGCTCGTCATCGAGGAGAACCAGCGCGATCGGCTGCGCCCGATCATCCGCTGGCGGGACGAGATCATTCCCAACGACGACTTCGTGCACATCGTCCTCACCAAAGAACCGGGCGCCCTGCGCGGGGCCGGCCCGCTCCAGGTCTGCGGAGCGGCCGTCTCGGTATCGGTCGAAGCGCAGGAGTGGGCCGCCAACTTCTTCGAGCGGGGCACCCCGAGCGCGGTCATCAAGTCGGCGCTCACCTTGTCACCCGAGGAAGCGGCTGACCTGAAGCAGCAGTGGGCCGAGACGCCGGACAACATGCCTCGCGTCATCGACCCCGGCATCGAGTCGGTGGAACGCTTCGACATCAACCCCGAATCCGCGCAGCTCACCGAGCAGCGGATGCACCAGGACGGCGAAGCGGCCCGCATGTTCGGGATCCCCGGCTCGCTCCTTGAATACGCTCGCCCCGGATCCTCGCTGACCTACCAGAACGTCAACGAGGTCTGGGTCCAGTTCGTCCGCTCGACGCTGGCCCCGAACTACCTCGAGCCCATCGAGCAGGCCATGAGCGACCTCCTGACCCGCCAGACGGTCGCCCGGTTCAACCTGGACGGCCTGCTCCGCGCCGATGTGAAGACGCGGGCCGAGGTATACGAGAAACTCGTCCCGATCGGTGTGATGACGACCGAGGAAGCGCGTCAGAGCGAAGGATTGGATCCGGGGAACGTGGAGACCGCACCCGTCCCACTCTCCCCGCCGCAGGCGGTTCCGGCCTCGTTGCCCTACGAGGTCAGGACCGCCGCGGATGTCCGGTGCTTCCACTGCGGCAAGCTCTGGGCGAAGTCGGCGACCCCGCCCTACGAGTTCATCTGCTCGCGGTGTAAGACGGTCAATGTCGAGACGCGGACGGTCGGCGCGCCGACGCCCGAGCAGTTCGTCGACGGGATGGTGCTCGCCATCCGGGCGCTGGCCCCGACCCCGATCGTCAACATCGAACAGCCTGAGCCCGCTCAGATCACCGTCGAAGCCCCGCCCGCGCCCGAGGTCACGGTGCATACCGACTCGTTCGTCGAAGCCGTCCGCGACCTCAAGGCGGCTCTAGCCGCCCCGAAGGTGAAGCGCGTCATCCGCGACGAGAACGGCAAGATCATCGGCGTCGAGGAGGTCGCGGCGTGACCCTGCTCGCCCTGAACCGCCACCTGGTCTGCCCCAACTGCACGGTCGAGATGAGCACTCCGGCGACCAAGCCGGTCCTGCATCGGTGCAAGGGCCACGCTGGCCTCCTGGCCCCGATGGTTCCGGCCGGGATCAAGGCCGATGTCCGCACCGTGGAGCGGGAGGACTACATCGGCGGCGATCTGGTTCAAGTCCACGAAGGGCGGCCGATCATGGCCGTCGTGACCGAACGAGAGGACGGGCAGGACGTGACCGTATTCGCGCCAACGGCGACTGGCAATGGCGAATAGCTCCGGGGCCGGCAAGGCCAGCACGCCCGCAGTCATCGTGGTCAACCACGCCGAACCCACCGACCAGCGGAAACTCCACGGCCTACGGATGAAACAGGCCGACGCGGCGGTCGCCGCCGCCGAGGCGGCCGTCGATCGGGCCACCGAACACCTCGAGGAAGCCCCGAAGGAGAAGAAAACCCGGCAACGTGCCCACCTGAAGGGCGCCAAAGACGCGCTGGCGCAGGCCACCGCAGCACGAAAGGAGCTCGAGGGCTGATGGCCTGGAGCAACAGCAAGATCTTCTCGGCGTTCGTCACCGACGTGATGAACAACACGACCGCGATGGACCTGAACGCCGATACGTTTAAGGCCGCGCTCTACGACAACGACATCACCCCGTCCCAGACCGTCGCGTCGGCGTCGACCGCCTACAACGCGGGCCAATGGGCATCGGCCGGCAACGAGGTCTCCGATGGGACCGAATGGGACGCGGGTGGTGAACCGCTGACCGGCGTGTCGTCGGGCTTCAGCTCGAACGTCTACACCTTCGACGCGACCGACACGCCCTCGGGCGGGAGCTCGGCCACCCTGGCGAACGTCTACGGCTGCCTTGTCTACGACGACACGATCGCCGCCCCGGTGGCCGATCAGGGCGTCTGCTACAACTACTTCGGCGGGACGAACAGCGTCACCGACGGGACGTTTACCATTATCTGGCACACCTCGGGCATCTTCGCCCTGACCCTGTGATGCGCCGCCTCGTCGCGGCCCTGTTGGCAGGCGCCTTAGCCCTGCTCTTGTCGGCTCAGGCCGTATCGGCTTCCTCGTTCGTCTGCGAAGCTCGCCCGACCCGATCGTGTTCGGTCAACTGGACGACGAGCGGCGGAGACCTGCTCGTCCAGGTGGATGCCGAGAAGCCCACGAAGGCGACGTATTACTGGGACGTCCGCGATCTCACGACCGGCCTCGTCTACTGTCAGGGGGTCCGAAGCACGGCACATTCCGAGTGCCTGATCCCGGGTGGCCCCGCCTCCGATTGGGAGCTGACGATCTTCCCGACGAGCGGACACCTACGGGTCACGATCACCGTCCCGTAGATGGCTCGACTGTTGACCAACGGATTCGAGGGCAACGGCCTCATCAGCCTCAGCATTGGTTCCCAGTTCGATGGAACAATCAACAACGCCACGCCGACGATCGGGACATCGATCGTCCGATCGGGAACGTATGCTTTGGTATGCGACTCGGGAGCCGGTAATACCGTGCCCCAAACTCTCCACGAGAACGTGACGACGACAGCGGCCGGCACGACCTTCTACGCCCGAGCCTATGTCCGGTTGTCAGCCGCTCCCGGCACGACCTCCTCGATCATCACGTTCGGGGGGACGGACTTCCTTCGGGTGCAACTCGGCACAGACTTCACCCTTCGCCTACTGAACAAGGCTGGTACTCAGGTCGGCTCGTCGTCGTCGGCCCTGAGCGCGGATACCTGGTATCGGGTAGAGGTGGGGATCATGTCGGCTGCCGGGTCGAATGACGACTACCTCGAACTCCGTTTGGATGGAGTGACTGTTGCCAGCACGACGACAGCCAACCAAGGCACGGGCGGCGGGACGCTCCAACTCATTCTCGGCTGGCAAGTCGCACCACCCGGAGCAAACAAGATCGTCTACTTCGACGATGTGGCCGTCAACGATTCATCCGGCGGTAGTCAGAACTCCTGGCCGGGAGACGCGGGGGTCGTTCTGCTCAAACCGATCAGCGATAACGCTCGGGCAACCCTCTGGACTGGCGGGACCGGGGGGACGACCAACCTGTTCGATGCCGTCAATAACACGCCGCCAGCCGGGACGGCATCCGAATCAAATACCACCCAGATTGAGCACGCTGGCGGGGCTGCTGGGTCGACCGATGCATACGACGCGAATATGACGACCTATGAGACGGTCGGCATCGGTCCAAGCGACACGATCAACGTCATCCAACTCTTGGCATGGCATGGAGAAGATGTCGCTACTGGTGCGAAGCTTCTGGCCTTCTCGGTCGTCTCGAATCCGGCCATCGCCAGTTCGGGGAATGTCACGGCGGGCGATACGACGCCTGACGCGCTGGGTACTTGGCCGACCGAATGGGGTTTCCATCGAGGCACCCACACCTACGGGTCGTCGGTCACCGTCGGAACCTCTCCGGTCATGCGTGCCCTGCGTCCCGAGACGGCGAGCCGCGTCGCGTCGGTCTGCTTCATGGGGATGTATGTTGATTACACCCCGCGTCGATCCCCCCCATTCCGATCGAAGATGATCCATAACGCTCTTGTGAGGTAGTCATGGCCCAACCGCGCATCTACACCGCCCAGTACGCGCCAGCGGCGACGACCACGGCGACCGACCTGTTCGAGATCACCTGTGCGACTGACCGACCCATCGCCATCATCGGCTGGACGATCTACCAGACGACCGACTTGGGTGACGCGGCCGAAGAAGTCCTGACGCTGACCGTTGAGCGCGGTGTGACCGCCGGATCGGGCGGGTCCTCGGCTACACCGGCCGATGTCGGGGGACGCGGTGAAAGCAGTTCCGATGCGACGGTCAACCGATCGGTTACGACCGCCCACACGGGCGGCACGGTCGTTCTGCGGAAAGGCTGGAACATCCGCATCCCCGAGGAGTTCTGGCTGCCCGAGATCCTGTGGCCGTACTTCGATGCGGGCACCGATCCGGCGACGCTGACGATGAGCGCACCGACTGACTCGATCACGGTCGGCGGAGCGATCTACTGGGCTGAGTTCTAGACCGGGCCAAATATGGCCCGGAGACTCTACGGCCACCGTCAGAGGATATGGCCGCATAAGCATCGCTGGATCGGGACGTCCGGCGTTGCCGCGACGAACGCCCCGGCCGAGCTCGCCAGTGTAACCGGCTCGGCCTTCCTGGCATCGGTCGCCATCGCGGTCAATGTCGCCCTGGCGTCGGGTACGGGTGCGGCCGGCGCACCGACACCCAACGTCCAGCCCAACGCGGGCAACAGCGCAGGCACGGGCACCGCCTACGGGATCACCGTCACCATCCAGAGCACGGTCGGCAACGCGGCCGGAACCGGATCGGCTGGCGCACCAGCTCCCAGTGTCGCACCCAACGCCTTCTTTGGGGATGGTTCAGGTTCGGCGGGAGACATTGACCCGGCCACGACGTCGGCCCCCAACATCGCCACCGGCACGGGTGCGGCGAACCAACCGAGCATCGCGATCGGCGTCCATGCCGAAGGCGCAGCCGGAACCGGGGAGGCGTACGACGCCACCGGACGCTCAGGTCAGTCGGCCTCGGCTGGTCACGCCTCGGGCACGGGTGAAGCCTTCGGGCCATCGCCCAGCGTCTCCCCAACGGGGAACAACGGTGCGGGCATCGGAACTGCGAATGGCATCTCGGGCAGCGTCGGGACGCATGGCGGCTCTGGGGCCGGTACAGGGGCCGCAGGCGGCGTCGCGGCGGCCGTCTCCGGGTCATCGGGCACCGGATCAGGGTCAGGATCGGCTGGGGCTCCGGGTCCATCGGTCGGCGCTCGTCCGGGCAACGCCGCCGGGACGGGGACGGCGTTCAACACGACGGCCACCGTCCAGGGTGCGGTCAACATCGCGACCGGCTCAGGCTCGGCCTTCAGTCCGGGGATCTCGCTCTCGGGCACATCGGGATCAGCCTCGGGATCGGGCAGCTCGGGCGCACCCGCCCCGGCGATTGGCGCTCGTCCTGGTGGCGGGGCTGGAATGGGAACGGCCTACGACGCCACGGTCAGCGCGTCGGGCACCGACACCGAAGTCCATCCGACCGCTGCGACGGGTACGGGTACGGCGTACGACGCCACCGTCGAGACGGAGACGGGCGGCGATGCTCTCCCCGGCTGGATCAAGGCGCACCAGTTCGGGCCGCAAGGGTGGGCGTTCGCCGGGTGCGCTCGGGGCTACGGCGTCATTCACGATGTGAAGGTCGAGATCGACGACGACGAAACGGTGATAGCCCTGCTCCTGGTCTGATAGGATCGGGCCTAGAACCTATACCTCTCGGCAGTCGCCATCGTGCGCCGTCCGATGTCGTGGCCTCCGCGCAAGTGCCCCAAGCGCAGCGCAGGAGGTCTTTGCTTTGGCAGACGACAACTACATCGAACTCGACACCACCGTTGAAGTCCGTGACCTCGCCGCCCGCGAGATCGAGATGCGGATCGTCCCGTGGAACGTCGAGATCGAGACCCTGCAGGGACCCGAGGAGTTCGTCCGGGGCGCGTTCGACGACGTGCAGGCGGACAAGGTGCTACTCATGGGCCTCGAGCACGAAGTCCACTTCGGCATCGGCCAGAGCGGTCAGGTCGTTCCCACTCGCCACCCGGTCGGCAAGGGCATCGCCCTGGAGAACCGCGAAGACGGCGAATACCTGACGGCGAAGGTCTCGAAGACCGCCCGTGGAGACGAGGTGTTGGCGCTGGCCGCCGACGGCATCGCCTCCGGGGTGTCGGTCGAGATCAAGCGCCAGGTCGGTGGAACCGAAACCCAGCTCATCCGCGGCCGTCGCAAGTCGCTCCATCGCAAGGTGGCGCTCCCCGGCGTGTCGCTCACTTATCAGCCGGCATACGCGGACGCCCGCGTGGTGTCCGTGCGGACGCAGGAGGAACCTTCCTTGTCTGAGAAGGAAACCCCGGATCCGGCTCCCGAGCCGGAGCCAACCCCAGAGCCCGAGCCGTCGGTCCAAGTGCGGTCGGTTGACACCTCGAAGTTCGAGAGCAACATGACCTCACTCTTCGACCGCCTCACCGACAAGGTGAACAAGCTCGAAGAGGAGGCCCGATCGGCCTTCACCATCCCGCAGGCCGAAGATGCCGACCCGCAGGATGACCGCAAGATCGGCAAGTGGATGAAGGTCGCCCTGACCATGCTCACGGGCGAGCGCGTCCACGACGCCGAGTACCGCACGGTCGCCGACATGGTGACCTCCGAGAACATCGGCGTCGTTCCGCCGGCGTACCTCTCTGAGCTCATCGGCGTCATCGACCGCTCGCGGCCCTTCATGGCTTCGACCCGACGCCTGAACACCCCGGCGGCCGGTATGAGCATGGTGGTCCCCAAGATCACCGAGCGACCGACCACCGCCGTCCAGTCGTCTGAGAAGACCGAACTGTCGAGCAACGACACGACGATCACGACCGAGACGTTCAACGCGGTCACCATCGGTGGCTACGGGGACATCTCCCTCCAGCTGCTCAAGCGATCCGACCCGTCGTTCCTGGAGCTCTACATCCAGCTCCTGTCCGAGGCATACGCCGCGGACTGCGAGACGGAAGCCCTCCGGGCGCTGTTCGACGAGATCGGTGGCGGTATCACCGGGGCGTCGAGCCTCGACCCGAACGATCTTCAGCTCGGGTCTGCCTACCAGACCTCGTTCGATGCGATCCGCCGACCGCCGGACACCATCTGGCTGTCGACCGAGGCCGTCGGCGAGTTCATCGACGCCCAGGCAAGCACGACCAACATGCCGCTCTACTCGACCATCCGGGCCGACGCCACCGCTGGCGGCGGGATCACCGGAACGGTGAGTGGCCTGCGGGT